CCAGCCAACCAATGAGCATCAATATCCCCATCAATGCCGCACAAGGCATGGACGAACGAGCCATTGCACAGCAAGTGGCAAAAGAAATACAACGCATCGAAAACCAACGCCAAGCAAGAGCGCGTAGTTCCATGTGGGATAGAGCATAATAAAAGGGCGAAAGCCCTTTTTTGTTACCTATTATTCCACACTCTCCCCCACTCGCCACACCGCACAATATTGCCAACAATAAGGCATATTCTTTAACTGTTAATGCCTATGTCTGCCGAATTACAACGAAAACTAGACAACATTATCCGCTTTGGGGTAATCGCTGAAGTGAATTACGCCACCGCACGTGCTCGCGTAAAGAGCGGTGACATTCTGACAGAGTTTTTACCATTTATTACATTTCGAGCGGGTACAACCAAAACCTGGTCGCCCCCCACTGTGGGCGAACAATGTGTGATGCTATCGGTGAGTGGTGAATTTACCACTGCCTGCATATTAGTTGGGCTTTACACACAAAACAGCCCTAGCCATTCAGCCGACGAACACGTTATTGAATTTGCTGACGGTGCCAAAATTACCTACAACCAAGCAAGTGGCGCATTAGTTGTGACAGGTATCAAAACCGCCAGTATTACTGCCGCTAATCAAATTGATATTGACTGCCCCACTATCAATATCAAAGGCAATGTGAATATTGACGGATCTTTATCAACCACAGGCACTAGCACCACAAAAGGTAATATCAGTACGCAAGGCAGTGTGACCGCAAGCGGCGATATTAAAGGTGGCTCAATTAGTTTACAAAACCACGTTCACGTTGAACAAGGCGATGGCCAACGAACCTCTAATGCAAAGGCATAGTATGAATCGATACACTGGCGAAACATTAAAAAACGAAAGCGACCACATTAAACAATCCATTGCCGATATTTTGCTAACGCCTGTTGGCTCGCGCATTCAGCGGCGTGAATATGGCAGCTTAATCCCAATGCTAATAGACCGCCCAATTAGCCACACATTGTTATTACAACTGGCGGCTTGCGCTGTTACAGCGATTAATCGTTGGGAACCACGAGTACAAATCACACAATTTAAACCTGAATTGGTTGAAGGTGGCATTGTGGCAAGTTATGTCGCACGCAGTCGTAAAGATAACCAAGAAATGCACAATGAAAAACTATTTTTAGGACATAAACAATGAGCGAATTAGTCGATTTATCAAAACTAGATGCACCAAAAGTGCTAGAAGATTTAGATTTTGAAAGTTTGCTCGCAGACAGAAAAGCGGAATTTATCGCACTTTTTCCACAAGATGAAAGAGCATTTTGGCAAGCACGATTAAATTTAGAAAGTGAACCTATCACGAAATTATTACAAGAAGTGGTTTACCTACAGTTGATGGAAAGAAACCGCATCAATAACGCCGCAAAAGCCACAATGTTAGCCTATGCAAGCGGTTCAGATTTGGATGTGATTGCCGCCAATTACAATGTAAAAAGACAAGTCATTCAAGAGGCGAATAATAATGTTACGCCTAAAATTCCCGAAATTTTAGAAGATGACACTTCATTAAGATTGCGTACGCAATTAGCCTTTGAGGGGCTTTCTGTGGCGGGCCCTCGCTCTGCTTATATCTTCCACGCGCTCTCTGCGCACCCTGATGTTGCAGATGTGTCTGTGGTATCACCACAGCCCGCTAATGTCACCGTCACGATTTTAAACCGTAATGGTCAAGGCGAGGCTGATGAAAACCTTTTAAATGTTGTTCGGGCAAAACTTAACGATGATGACATCCGCCCTATTGGCGACCGCGTTATTGTACAAAGTGCGGTGATCCAATCCTACGAAATCCGCGCCAAACTACATCTTTATCGTGGCCCTGAATACGAGCCAATCAAAGCTGCAGCTCTAAAAAAATTGACTGCTTACACCGAAGAAAAACACCGTTTAGGGCGAGACATTAGCCTATCGGGTATTTATGCCGCATTACACTTGGAAGGTGTACAACGGGTAGAACTTATCTCGCCTACCGCCGACATTGTGCTACCAAGCTCAAAATCAGCCTACTGCACGGCAATTAATTTGGAGATCATGACAAGTGATGATTACTAATCATTTACTGCCGATAGGTTCAACCCCATTAGAAAAACGTGCGGCAGAAATTCTAAAAAGTGCGGTAGAAAATCCCATTGTTATTGCAGATTTAATCAACCCTGAACGCTGCCCTGCTGATTTACTCCCTTATTTAGCTTGGGCGTTCTCGGTGGATAAATGGGACGAAAACTGGACGGAAGAAGTTAAACGCATTGCGATTAAACAATCTTATTTTGTACACAAACACAAAGGCACAATTGGTGCAGTAAAGCGTGTGGTTGAGCCAATAGGCTATCTTATTGAACTAAAAGAATGGTTTCAAACGAATCCGCAAGGCACACCAGGAACATTTAGCTTAACCGTAGAAGTGTCTGAAAGTGGCTTGAATGAACAAACCTATAACGAACTTGTGCGACTTATTAACGATGTTAAACCCGTCTCAAGACATCTCAATCAGCTCGCTATCGCAATCTCACCAACAGGGGCACTCAGAACCTTTATTGGTCAACAATGCGGTGAAATCATCACAGTATATCCACAATAGGAATATTTATGGCATCACAATATTTTGCAATATTAACCGACTACGGAACACGTGCTATCGCTCACGCATTAAGCCAAGGGCAACCGTTACAGCTCACCCAATTTGCAGTGGGTGATGGCAATGGGCAGGCGGTCACACCAACGGCGAGCGCAACAGCTCTCGTACATCAAACGCACATTGCACCAGTCAGTGCCGTCTCTCTCGACCCTCGCAATAATAAACAGGTGATTGTTGAATTAACCATCCCTGAAAATGTCGGCGGTTTTTTTATAAAAGAAAAAGGGGGATTTTACGCCCCAAAAAAAAACAATTCCTACCCCAAAAGCCCCGCAAAATTTAAACCGACAGAAAGTAGCGGAAGTGGTAAAGTCCAAGTATTACGGATGATCTTAAAAGTAGAATCCTCTAGTGCGGTAACATTATCCATCGATAACAGTGTGATTTTTGTCACCCGACAACAAATGACACCAAAAACCATTACTGCCACAACTCAAAATGGATTTGATGAAAGCGGACACTCCCACGAAATAGCCAAGGCAAGCACCACACAACAAGGGATAACCCAACTCTATTCGGGATATGAATCGGAATCCGAAGATATGGCTGCCACCCCGAAATCGATTAAGTTACTAAAAGCATTTATTGATGCGCTTACACGCAATCTCTCTAATTACATCCCCAATAGCAAAAAATCCTCTGCAGTAAATAGCAATAGCACAGAAACCGTCGCAACCAGTGCCGCGGTTAAAACAGCTTATGACAAAGGAGTGGAAGCCAAAAATGCTGCAGATAATGCCCAACGCACGGCAAATGATGGTGTGTCAAAAGCAGATGCGGCACAACGTACAGCAAATGATGGTGTGTCGAAAGCAGATGCGGCACAACGTACAGCAAATGATGGTGTGTCGAAAGCAGATGCGGCACAACGTACGGCAAATGATGGTGTGTCGAAAGCAGATGCGGCACAACGCACAGCAAATGATGGCGTATCAAAAGCTAATGCGGCAAATAATAATGCGGATGGTCGAGTATCTAAATCAGGTGATAGTTTAACGGGCATTCTACACACAGTCGGTATTGCATCTACTCATTTTGGACAAGGCGGTTATTCGTCTCAATACGCCAGTGGCGCCCCTTTTATGGTTGAAGCTACAGGCTCAAGAGACAAAGATACCTACCACCCATTTATAAAAGGTTTAGTCCGCTCAAGAGGACGTTATGGCGCTGGATTTTCGTTTGGCTACACGACCAAACAAGGCAATGGGGACGGATTTGGCAGAGGCATTATTAACCTCATTGAAGATAACGGTACAAGTAAAAATTGGGGCTTCGAACATAATGGCGACTTTTATTCCGCTGGGGATGTAAGAACATCGAGTGGTAAGTCTATTAATGATTCCGTGCAAACTTCTGCTATTTCACACATTACAAATGGTACTGCGAAAAACAAAGTGGCTAGTGAGTTTGCGTTGAATGAACTTAATAAAAAATTATCAACAGTTATTCGGAAAAATTACACAAAAACCATTAAAGGTACTAATGCTAGCTTCGATAATGCCACCCAAAAAAATATCAACTTGGAGGGGGAAACTATTATTCACCCAGACGGAAAAATTGAACAAATAATTCACTTTAAAGCTTTTCGCGTATGGTGGTTTTACTTTGAGGCTAAAAATAATAGCGAACGATTAGCAATCGAAATCCCGGTTCCCCTTTGGACAGCAATGCCAAATAAAATTACCAATGTAACTGCCACATTTTCTAGAACCGAATCAGAGAGGAGTTTTTCATTCGGGGCGGAAGCATTTGAGTGGTGGCCACCAAGTTGGGCGTTTGAGCGACAAAATAATATAAAAGATAGATTATGGCTATATACCATCCGGCATATAGGCAATCAAGATGAACATATTGATTTATGGGTGAAAGTGGAGGGGTATTAATGTTTTTATTGCATCTTATTGACAAGCTGGGACATTTTGAGCTGATTGATAGTGATTTTCGCCATTTGTACGATCTAACCGATGATGAATTATTCGTCTTGAGCGATGAACAATATCAGCAATACGAAGCCATTAATTCCGATGATATTACCTATCAAGATGGCGTGTTTTATGGCAGACCTCGCGCACCATCAGCCGCGCATTCATGGGACGGTAAAGAATGGGTAGAAGATAACAGGAAAATTACCGCACTTCTACAAGAAAACCAAACTAAGTTCACTGCAGATATCGACGAACACGCGGCAAAAATCTACAGCACGTGGACACGCTTTGAAAGCGAATATCGTGAGCGTCAAGCGGCAGCAGAAGCCTTTAAAGCGGCAAATTATGAAGGTGAGTGCAGTCGATATATCTCAGACTTTGCGCAACGTGCGAGACTGGATAACAAGACCGCTGCAAACCTGATTTTGACACAGGCGGCAGGACTCGAAAAACTGCAGGTTGAATTAGCTAACCAACGTATGCGCAAGTACGAGCTCAAAGCCCCTAATCTCACACTTGAGCAGTTGCAATCAATCCATGATGACATTATCAAGCAGATGGACGCACTAATGGAGGCATATCAAAATGGCTAAGGTTTATTTGGCGATGTACAAACACAAACGTGACTGGCGCAAAGAGCCAGTCAAAGCAATCGCCGACCGCATTACTCGATTTTGCACAAAGGGCAAATACTCGCACTGCGAGATTGCCATTGAGCGCATTGAATTTACCAACGGGCATCATTACGAACATCAAACCGTGTTCGATTGCTACTCATCCAGCGTGCAAGATGGCGGCGTGCGTTGCAAACAAATTGATGTATCCGATAACACCAAATGGGATTTAATCCCCCTCACCGATGTCACCGAGGCGCAAATTAAAGCCTATTTTGACCGCACTTTGGGTTGTAAATATGACTGGTGGGGCGCGTTAGGTATCGTGCTTGGTATCAAACAAAAACGCTCAAAATATTTTTGCAGTGAGTGGTGTTTTAATGCGATTTGCGGTGGAGAAAATGGTTGGCGGTTTAGCCCGAATCAATTAGGGGCAATGTTTAAACATGATGACTAAAGACAAACCGATCATTAATTTTAACTGGAAATTTGGTGACGATGAAAGCGAAACGCTGACGCTAGATGAAAAAGAAGTACCAGAAGGCTTTGCTGATAGCGAATTTGACTTGTTTATCGTGCCTGATGGCAAAGATCCAGTTATCCATTTGACAAAAGGCAATGGTATTGCGTTATCGGATAACAACATCAAAATCACTTGCACGCGTGACCGTTTAGCTAACACAAGGTGGAAGACCGCAAGTTGGGCATTAAAAATCACGAATACGAGCAACTGGCGAGACACGCTATGTGGCGGAAAGATTACGCGTTATAGCTATTATTCTGCAGAACGCGTAGAGGAATGACGCAATGAAAGACTGTAAACGGGCTATCGACGTGAAATTGCAGTTGAAACAAGCAGTGGCGGTATCGTTGCAATCAAAACAACCTATCAAGGTGACGTTATCAAAAGGTATTTCTGGTGGCTGTGGTACACCTGTTTTACCTAAATTTTCAGATTTAATTATAGCTTATAGAATAGGACGACTATGACTACACAAACTATCCAACAATTACTCAGCGAATTTGCAACTTACCTAGGTGAGCAAGACAAGGCGATTTTGGCTCAGATTGATGCTAAGGTCACCCAACTTAAAAATGACCTATTAGGTGGTGAGGTATCAGCAGATTTAGATACATTCCGCGAGCTGGCTGAAGAGTTACGCAAACTCAAAGCAAGCGGAAGCAGTGCGCCTGAGGCATTAACCACTAAACTGACTGAATTTAAACAGAGTTTAGATGGCGTGATTGAGCAAATTAACGCGCTAAAAGCAATGGACTTAAAGGCAGCTTATCAACGTGGGAAAAATAGCTAATGACGCTTTTGCAACAACTGCCCGAGGTCATTGAGCAAATCGGGCGAGATATTAAGGCTATGACCGTCGTGCTTGGTAGAGGTCGCCCTGATAAGCCCGATACAACAGGTGACAAAATAACAGGAGAGGAGCCCAAAATAAAAGGCAATGAGCCTAACGGGACTATCTATGAGTCATCAGATGGCGGTGGAGTCGGAGCCTGGAAATGGCAAAAACGCAACGAGAAATGGGTGGTGATAGATGGTGATACAGGTTTGGTTAATGCTGTAACTAAAAACCTAAAGCCTGGTGCTTACATTAAATTCCGCAGGCAAGGCAACCTTGTATCATGTCATATGGGCGGGTTATCTTGGGGGCTGTTTGGTTATTTAGGCAAAACAGAAAAAGGGTATCTACCAAGACAGCCAGGAAGGGTTGAAGTTATTGGTACAAGTGGGATTCCTCTTGGATTTAGATCAGATGACTCTTGTGGATTTAGCTTATATGATGATGATACAAATAGAGCTGTTGCAGGTATTTATGTGGGAGGGGTAGGCGATTCTAATTTTATGAGATTCACGCCTTATCACGCAGACCCTAAAATAAAAGGCAATGAGGCAATACCTGACATTGGCCCAAAAAATTTAAGACCGCCCGCTATGATGTGGTCAACATCCGACCCTTGGCCTGATAGGGTTTAAGATAAACGGCGGGTAATTCTGCCGTTTTATCCATCCAAATCTACCTAATCACCCTTTGTTAGTTTAAATACCACAACGCCAACCGCTCGCACTACGCCATCCTCTCAATCACAATAAAGACATTATTTAACCAATAGAAACCATAGGGCAAAATTATGACAGATGAATATCTCCATGGGGTCAAGGTAACGGAAATTTCCGAAGCCTTGCGAACACTCACCACATCATCCACTGCAGTTATCGGTTTAGTGGCAACCGCACCAGATGCAGATGCATCGGTTTTCCCACTCAACAAACCTACGCTTTTAACTGGCATCACTGCCGAAATGCAAGCCAAAGCAGGTAAAAAAGGCACGCTATCTCGTGCGCTAGATGGCATTGCGGACATTGTGAATTGTAAAGTTGTCGTCATTCGTGTGGAAGAAAACGATGATGAAAGCACCATGAAAGCCAACGTGATCGGTTCAGTCGATAACGAAGGCAATTACACTGGCTTAAAAGCGTTCCTCGTGTCTGCTGCAGTTTGTGGTGTCAAACCTCGTATTTTCTGTATCCCGAAATATGATAGCCAAGACGTAACCACTGAATTGTTAAGCGTAGCGAAAAAGCTCAATGGCTTTGTGTATGCCTCTTGCGGCACAGCAAAAACCAAAGAAGAAGCAGTGACATACGGTCGCAATTTCTCACAACGTGAATTAATGCTAATTTTCGGTGATTTCTTATCGTTTAACCCAAATACCAAACAAACCGAAGTGGATTATGCCGTTGTTCGTGCTGCCGCAATGCGTGCATATCAAGATAAAGAATACGGCTGGCACACCTCAATCTCAAACAAAGGTTTAACTGGCGTGACAGGTGTCACCAAGCCGCTTTCTTTCGATATTAACGACAGTGCAACCGATGTGAACTATCTCAATGAACAAGGCATTACTTGTTGTGTTAATCACAATGGCTTTAAGTTCTGGGGATTACGCACTCGTTCGGCTGACAAATTATTTATCTACGAAAACTACACTCGCACGGCACAAGTGTTGAAAGACACCATTGCACAATCCTTTGACTGGGCGATGGATAAAGACATTTCCGTGAATCTTGTAAAAGAAATCGTGGAAGCGATCAACGCGAAATGGCGTGAATATGTGACGCAAGGTTATTTAATCGGTGGGAAAGCATTTATCAAAGCCAACCTCAATACTGCCGCAACCTTAAAAGATGCAAAATTACTTGTGGCTTATGACTACTGCCCT